AGCTGTTCTTGTTGCAGTTCCTACTAGTTGACAAAGAGGTTCAGGAGGAATAATTGTTGATGTTGTAGTTGTTGTAGAAGGAGTTGGTACCACTTGAGCAGCAATTGCTTCTAAGTTACACCCATCATTTATTCCTGAATAGAAGAAGTTGTTCTCACCAATATACCAGTTAGGAATATAGGTGTGGAAACTTATCCAGCTCTTTGTATTAAAGTTGAAAGAGAGCGTCCATGACTTATTACAGAAATACTCAAGATCTGTTAAATACACCACTTGTCTTATGACCAAATCATCATAAAGTTTTGGATCACGAGGAATCACTATATTTATATAGAATTCATTAGTGGTCTCATCATACTTAATGTCGCTACTGTTTGGTATGTAGTCAAGCTTGGATATGATGATTCTATCATATTTACTATCGTATACACCATGTAGACCAACACCGTTGAAATGGTTATCTGTAGGAACATTTGGAAAATACCTAAGGATTTCAAATGCCAAATGGTCTGTAAAGAACCTATTCAATCCTGAACCAAATGCTGACAAGTCTTGCGCTTGATTACCTGTTATCAAGAACACCTGTCCACGTTTAGCATCTATAGTTATCTGTCCTTGTGGTATCTTCAGAAGCATCTTATTCTGGCTTCCTACATATCCAAGATCAGTTTCTGCAAAGTCAATTGGAGGAGAACTCCTGAACAATGTATCATTTCCTATATAGGCTGCTTGAGGATTGCTTGTATCTATTGTCAATAGAGTGTTGTAGAGCAATGACTTGTTCTCAAACCTAGCAAGAATTCCTCTATTCTGAATACCATCCAAACTAACCAATTCTCCATAATTCTGTGGGAAATCAAAGAAGCTTATAGGACGATATATCAACCAACTGTTGATTCTATTATCTGTAAAGCTTTGTTGTCTGTCAGAATATATTGTTCTAAATGGAAAATTAGTGTAACAAAGTTGACTTGTCCAATCTATGGGTAGATGGGAGAAAGAATTCTCTTTGTTTTGTTTAGAGAATGTTGGATTGTAATAATATGTATTGTCTTGTGCAATAGGTACAAAACTTTGTTGTAACCATTCATCAGGTATACCCGTGCTCACGTGAGGGAAGAAATCTCCCTCTCTGTTATTAAATGCTTGCCTAAGATCTACATTAACACTTGATTCACAATAGAATGTAGGAATACCATAAGCAAATAAGTAAAACTTACCATCATAGTACATGTTATCAGGAGTGCTAGCACAATCAAAGTTGATAGCTTTTATTGATATGATGTTGTTCATCACAGTGCTAGTTGCAACAACTGTATAGTTACTTAGTATAGATCTAGATGAATGCCAGTATTTTGGATAAGCTACATTACCTATCTCATCATAGAATACATCTGAATCATCAGGAGCTCCCACTCTATTATCAATAAAGAACGGAAGCTTTGTTTTAAAAGAGAACTTACTGATGAATGTATCTCCACCAAAAACAGTAATTTCTGGGGATTGACCTGAGAGAAAAGCTTGTTGATCAAGACTTATTTGAAAACCAGTATCAATTGTATTGTAAGAATACATTTGACCCCACTGATTGGTTAGTATGTTTTTGATTGATCCATAGTAAGCAACAGTTGATATATTAAACTCATTGTTTGGTGTTAAACAGTTTCCTTTCTCAGAAATTGTATATCTTGACTCATCACTGACCAAACTGATTCCACCAGGAGCAATGCTTTGAGTTTTGCTTGCATACGGTAGAGCAGTTACAGGAGATGCATCTCTTGTGTCTATTGTTTTTAAGTAAACTGAAGACTCTCTATCGTAGTTGTTTATATTATATAGATCTCCTACATTTTGTACTCCAGGAATAATATATTGAGAAATATCTAACTCTCTTTGTTTAATTCCTAGCCCATTGTCTACATTTGCCCAATAGTTATATTGAGCTATTGAGTTGTAAGAATAAGCATAATTCTTTCTAGTGATACCATTGATGTATATAGTTAGATATGCTTGGTAGGCGGTGAACATTGCTGTTGCATCAAATGGAGGAGCAACATTAGCAATATCAGCACTTGAATCTAACGCCTTCTTTTGAGCATCTTGTGAAATAAACTTGTAAAATGCATTCTTTCTAACTTGTACAAAATGAGCTCTTCCGCCACCATACATTACATTTTCAATCTTCAGAATATTTCCAAGGAAAGGTTTTCCAAAAGAAGTTTCTGGAGAGTTGAATACATATCTATAAGGTGATTCAAGATTATTATATGCATCAAGTTGAGCAGGAGCAGGCGAAGGAAATAATGCGTTGCTTGTGGTAAGAAGGAATGGATCTTGTCTAAGATCATTATATGGATAGTTAGGAAAGTAGTAATCTGTACCCTCTCTGTTGTATTTACCAACATTTCTAAGAACACCCTTACCTATGATAGAACTATTTGTGTTTCTATCACCCCTAACTATCTTAAATCCTACAATATCTTCTTTTTGAGATTGTGTTAAATCTGAAGATGTAATAAGTTGTAAAACTTGTTGAATACTAACTTTTACTCCAATTGGAAAAACAGATTCGTTTTCTATAACAAGATTTGTATAGAAACCACCAGTTGTTATGGTTGGAGTTCCGCTTTGGAAAATAGGACTAACTTTTACATCAGGAAACTTATGATGCCTGATGGGTGTGTTTGCCAATTCTCCCCAAACATCAACATTACAAGGATAGACATCTGTAGATTCCCAATATGCAAATTCTCCAACTTCATATGGTGTGGCGTTACCAATGTTATCTCCTGAAGCAGCACCAAGTACAGAACCAGTGTTATATATCTTCCAATATGGACTATATCCAATACCACCAGATGTATACTCAGGTTCACCTATAAAATCAGGATTGGTTGTTGGTACATCAGGATAGCTAAACTCATTAAAGTTTTTAACTCTTCCAGGAATATGAAAACCATCTGTTTGCTTACCATTCCTTAGAAGAAATACGATTTCAAACGCATACACCTCATCTCTGAGATAGCCTCTGAGATTGGTAGCATTTAACTCATTAGAATAGTTTTCGTTAGCTGGAAGCTTGTATGTTTGCCAATTTAAACTAATTTGACTTGCAATCTTTTGATAGTTAATCCTATCTATAGATGTAAGATTGTCCCAAACAAGGACATCTTGTACAGATGTGAGATCTTGTGCAATCTCATAGTAAGCAAACTTCTCAAATATATCGTTTAGAGTTAACCTAATCTGTGCTTGATTCTGACCATTGTAAGTTATTGTATTGGTTGAATCATCAATAAAATAGGTTCCAATAAGCTCAACAGAAGTGATGGCATTTACAGTTTTTATCACTGCAAGGTTGTAATACTGAAAGTATCCAGTGACATCTATGTTACTAACTAACACTTCAATAGATCTACCCACTGGATAGTTAAAATCAGGAGTGGTTATATCTGTGTCAAAAATTGGTGTGGGATTAGTAACTGAATAGTAAGATGTGTAAGCATCTCCTGCAACATCACAATATTGAATAGCAAATTGATAAGTGCCTGCAATAAGATTTCCACCATTTACAACATTTGTTATTTTAAGATTAGGAATGTTAAAGTTTGGTTGAACCTTTATCTTATTACAATCCAACTCTGGAATAGTCTCATTATCACAAACATTTGTACCAGGCTTTATCTTGTATGGTAGATTGTTTAAATCAAGATATCTACGTGGATTTAAACCATCTGTCCAGTAAATCTCTGTAGTACAGTTGGTAATTTTATGGACAGCTTTGTGTATTGGATTATCTATATTAAAATTAAGACAAGCCCCACTGATGTAAGTGTGATAGATACAATCGTTATTATCCATATATCCAATCTCAGAAGCTCCTGTTGTAGGATTGGTGAGAAAGAATATATGTTTGTCCTGTTCGTTTATGAAGTGGGTTCCAATAATATGATACTCTTCGGGAAAGTTTAGGCACAACTCATTACCTGGCTCATTCTGATAGTTAACAGAATTTGAGTCATAGTTCTCTACAGCAGCGTTCAGGGCATAAGTTAGCTGTCCTTTCTGAATTTGATTTACAGACTGGTCTAAGTTTAACCCTGTTCTTGCAACATTATTCTCTTGAATAATGTTTGATTGTTGTTGATCAGCCATTGTTAATTATTACGTCTCCAACCATACCTACTAGTTCTATTAGGCAATTCATACATATTGAATCTATTAAGATCATTCTTGATTCTTCTTTGCTTAGTCCAAGAATCTTGTTTCTTAATTTCAATACTAGCCATAATAAACGCTTCTTCAGACAATTGTTTATAGTACATCAGCTTTTGCTGAATCTGATTGAATGTCTCATCGTTAATTTGATTAGATAGAGTTTCGAACACTTTATACTTGATAAATGCTTCTACATACTCTCTAACACGGAAGTTGTCTGGAATCAATTGATTTCCTGCTCCATCATACTCATTAGCATAGAATATCAAATGAACTACGCCATTTCTAAAGTTTGTAACAAACTTATTATCCCTAATGTCAAATGAATCATATCCAGCAGAGTTTGGTGTAAACTCGTTTGGAGAAGGGGTTGCACTTGCAAACTCCCAAGCATTTGTATATTCTACATCACACCTTCCTGATGCAGAAAGGTTTCCTGGTTTAAGAAGATATTCTCTTGTATATCCTCTAGTGGCTTGAGCGTTTGTTTTATATACAGCTTGAATCAATTCAGGCATACACTCAGGACAACCTGTTGTACACTCAAGATTGGTACATGGTTGACCGTCAGATATTACAGGACTAACTTGTATAGTTGTAACATCAGCAGCTTGTGAATAGAATGAGTTTGCTGTTTGATAAGGTCTTAGAGGGATCTGTGAACACATCCACGCTTCCCTAACAGCATAAAAGTTATCTGGGAGTCTTGCTACAAAATCATCAACAAAAAGTGTGGTTTCAGCAATGACATAAGTTGCCCTTCCTAACTTCATAAGACATTTGTCCAGGTAGGTGGGGAACATTAAATCATCAACTGCTCCTGTATCAAAATAAGATTTAAGTTCCTCCTTTACAGTGGAATATACAATCTCAGGAGTTGTAAAATTATATCTGTAGTAATATGACATTTAACTATTTTTTATACTCACGATAAATATGTTGATATTTGTCGTTGGTTTTGAGGTAGTGCGATAGGAGTCTGGATGTGACTCTTGTAGGTTTAAAATACCAAAGGTCTGTATGCTTAAGTCTGGCTGTCTCTTTAAACCAAATCCAACCAAAGAAGTAACCTTCAGTGTGATAGTTGAAGTTGTATATAACCTTTCCTTTCTCTTTTGTTTTCTGCCAATCAATAGGAAGGTTGACAAACTCTTTCCCATCAATACCCTTCATCTTCCTTCTCTTCTTCTTGTTAATTGAGAATTCACCAAATCCAGCAGGAAGCTTAGCTCTCTCTCCAGTTTCTAATATATAATTCTTGAAAGACTCGTTGAAGGAATAAACTATGTTCTTCCATGCATCAAACGAGATTTTTATGGAAGGATTCTTTTTACAAAAATTAGCGTAGTTCTCTCTACTAGAACTTCTCCAGTCAACTTTTACTCTCATCAGCTTGTTGGTTTAGCATTTGGTGCTTGACCATCTATGCCATCTTCCGTAACATCTGTTTTGATTGCAAAATATGTTTGTAGTAACTTCTGAGATGTAAGTTCAAGAACTTGTTTCTCTAAATATCCAGGACAGGCGTACTCTTTATCAAGAGGGTTAAGACACAGTTGATCAGTTGTATATTCTATTGCGCACTCTTCACAATCTGGGTAAAGTATTGAATTAGGAACATCTTCTTCAAATAATGCAGATATTCTGACAGCTCGAAGAAGAGGATTACTTACGTACAGGTAACCATTCATTATCCAATAGTATTCTTCTCTTTTGATTATAGGAAGTTTAATTAGATTGGTATACCTGTTAATTGTAATCTCTTTAATCTTTGTACCTCTACCACTGAGAGCATTTATAGAATAGACACCTTGAATAATATATTGATAATTACCCTCAGCTATACGAGGAAGTTTAAATGTTGTTCTTGCTACACTGCAAGGATCTACAAACTCACAACATTCTGATATAGGAACCTCAATCAATTGCAAGCAAGGGATTGTGGTAAACAAAGTGTCAGTAGCCCAAAGCTTTCTGAGATTAGTTTCTCTTTTGATGAGAAGTAGTGAATTATTTTTAATCTCAGACGCAATAGCCCTATCAGTGATAAGACTGTCTGTAGAGAGCAGCTTATGCATTGAACGTACGTCTGAAACTAATTTTCTTAAAGTTGACATTATAAATATTGTTTGAATATGTTTGTCATTCCTTGTTCATAATCTATAAGGAATCCTGTAACTTCAGCTTTTGAGATTGTGTAACCATTCTTCTCATCCCAAGAACTCTTAGCGTTAGAGAATGCTGGTATTTGATAAAACTTAATTCCACCAAAGTCAATACTTATCTCATGATGCTTGTCTCCAGTGAATATGTAGAAATTGTTGTGGTTTGACCATTCTTCTCTAAATTCTATTGGGAATACACTAGCAAGCTTTGCTGGCTTCATTGCATCACCATGGTTGAACATCATTGCTGTTTCTCCATAACTTACATATTTTCTGTACTTAGGAGAACAATCAAATGTCACTCTCAAATTACTCTTGAAATATGCATCTAGCCAAGTGATCATGTGCCATCCTACAAACTCATCATGATTACCAGCTACATAAATAACTTGTACATCAAGTGCTTTCTCAAGAAGCATTCTTATCATTTCTATCTCATGATTGCAGATTCTCTCAAAAGAATCATGATATGTAAGAATGTTCTGTTGTGGAGTTCCTTTAGTTGTGGTTCCAGTGAACTCACTATTAAATTCATCAGAACCTATAATGTAGAAAACTGTGTCTACAGAGTTTGACAAGCTGGCTTGGTTTACAATAACTTCCACCTTCTGTAGAATATTAGAGAACCTTTTGCTTATATCATTGTCCCCATCTACGTCAAATTTGTTTAGATGAGAGTCTTGTTTATTGATAATTAAAGATGCTAAAGGTTTATCAGTGTAGTCTCTAGGAACTTTAACTTCTGTAGATGTAGGTTGGTACTCTTTAAGAAACTCAATAAATGAGTCTTGGAATAGTTGTTCAGTGGACTTTTTAGCCATCCAGGCTTTAACCTGCCAATGAGGAGTTTTACTGTTTCCCCAATAGTTCTGAACATATTTAGTTATTTCCCACTTCTCTGTATCAATCTTTGACTTTATAATAAGTTCATCGAGAGATTTAATTTCTTCAGCAGAATTAAAAATCACTTCTCCTACACCTCTAGTAAGATCTTCTTCATATTTAACTACAGCGTCTTCAAGAAGACCAATGTAATCAGATGTTTCTGCTTCAGTTCTAATTGCTTCTTTTGATTCTTTGAGTTCTCTAAGCAGACTTCCTACTTCTTCTTCACCTATTCCAAGCTTTTCTGCATAAAACTTTTTGCTTTTTTTCCAGTTTAGCATTTGCTGAAGCTGGTCAAGAAGGTGTTGGTTGCCAACCATGTCGTTGTTATTTGGTTAAAATTGCAGTAAAGATACAAGTCTTTTTGAAATTCTCCAAATTTATTTAATCAATTAGGTTATCTATAATAACCAAAATGATTATAATTTAAACAAAAAACCCCCAGGCGTGAGCCCAGGGGAAACCCTGTAAAACCAACAAAACAGAGTTTTTAATATATTAGAAAGATCTAATTGGACGAACGTAATATGGATTGTTTTTAAAACTTGTAGTCTGTAAACCAAAATTAAACATCTGAAGCCATATTGATGAAGCATCAAATTCTGATGAAGTGGAGTATTCATAAATATCAGGGAATCCTCCAATTGCTATTTTATTTAAATATAACTTATTCAACTCATCCTTACTAGGTAGATACCAATCAGAATATCCTCCTTGTACCAATTCACTACATAGCTTTGCAGCACAGAAAGCAGAAGCATCACTACATCCAGCTACAATATCAATTGTGTTCTGATTACCTGTTCCTAGAGCTGTACCATCTGCACCTGCTATTAAAGTTCCTTGACATCCCCATCCAGTTTGAGCAATGTTTGCAATTGTTGTTACAATTCCATGTTGAACACCTATCTCATATCCAGGATCTCCAGGTTGTAGTATGTATGCAATTATACCACCTAATGCAGGTTCTCCAATAGTATATACAGGAGCAGCTGTAGTTGTTGTAGTTGTTGTACTGCTACTTGTAGTTGTTGTAGTAGTTCCTACACAGGCATTTACAAGAGTACAAAAACTTACATTTAGCGAAGGATTGGTTAATATAGTTTGAAGAATTGTTTGAACTAAGGTTACAGGATCTAACTCCTGATCTATCTTCTCAAGAACCACATTCAAGTTATCCCCTGTAATTACACCTGTGTTTGGCAGGTTTGGACCATTGTAACATATGAGATTCGTATTTATTGGATAACCAGCAAACCAACCATTGTTACACTTCTTTGGATAGACAGTATTAACTTGGACTGGATAGCATGGCGTACCTGGTACACAAGCCATTTATTGTAGATTTAATAGATTAAGGAATGTACATTATGTAGTAACAAGCAAGTGTAGGTTGAATATTGCTGTGAGATTGATCACCAACATTTACAGCATTTGTCACTCCAACACCAACATTTATTGATCCTACAGCTGTTTGACTTGTTCTACCTACAGTGGCATCTAGACCAGTTGTGTTAGCACGAAGTGCATATTCAGCATAAATACCTTCATTTGAAGTGCGTACAATTGGTGATGTAGCATTTGCAAGATTAGGTAGGTTCTCAGCAATATCTGCAGCAATAAAGTGTCTGTGTGTATCTGTTACAGTTACAGCAGTTGTAGCTACGTGCGTGTGCGCAGGTATTTGAGCAGCTGAAAGGGTGATTGTGTTAGCTCCAAATATAGCATCTCCTACAGCGTAATTGGGATTACCAGCTACAGCAGGATTTACAACAGAACTAAGTGCTCCTCCAGGAACTAATTGTATAGCTCCAACTGGAACACGCCCACGCTTGTCAGGAGTGCCATTTAAACCATTACACAGATATATCTTCTCCCAGTCACCAAGACCAGCTCCTGTGGCATCAAAATAGCTCAGAGAGCCATAATACTCAACCACAGTGTATGGAATCATTTTATTATACTGCTTAGAAGAAGCAGGTAGACTATCTAGATATGCTTGGATTAATGTATCTAGTTCTGAAATCTTAACATAGTTTGTATCTACATCAAGAGCAAGTGCTGACAGTTCCAAATCTAAATCACACAACTTTGTAATCACTGCTTGGAGAATAGCATGTGTGCCAGAAGTGGAAGTTACACCAGTGAGACATTCTACAGTGTAGTTAGCTTCAATGACATCAAGTCTTGAATCAAGCACTACAATTTGAGTTTGTAAATCACATACAGACTTAATGAGTGCTGAAAGGTAATCGTTGAGTGTAAACTCTCCGCATGTAGGGAGATTGGCATTAACAATTGCACATATAATAGCTGGATCGATGATAGGTTTAATTCCAACACCATTTAGAGTGGATGTGAGAAATTCTATAAGTGATTGTTCAATATAAGACAAAGAGTCCCCTGTTTGTATTCCCAACACTGGAACATCAATTCCTGTATATCTTACGCATTTATCTGAAACTATCTCAGCACATCCGTTATAACAATTTGAACAAGACATGTTTTTATTTTATTTATGAATTAATATTTTAACTCTACTTGCTATTTGCTCTACAGTGAATGGTGCTCCATAATCAAGATTACAATACTTAAATCTTAAAATCCTTCTGTAATTAAGAAGGTCATCTATAAGAGGTCCATTTGTAGCGTAATTTAAAGAGAACACAATATTATTGTATTCTTTGTTTGCCACCTCTGTAAGTTTACAATCGATGTCTGCCATCAGAGCTGGAATAGTTGTACAACTAATACAATCTGTAAGTCTTGGATATAACATCTTTTATTCTTTTAGTTGCTTGTTTAAGTGCAGCGTTACATCCTGCACACAATCCATTAATTAACTGACATCCACAGCCAACTTTAGTACCACAATTTCTACAACTTGCCATATCAATACATATTATTATTTATATAATTGTTACCGTAACAGTTACAATTACCTCTAATAAAGTTATTTAACATTCTATTTGCTTGATTGTACAATTTGTTTGCCGTAGCTACAGCACAGTTATTTGCTGCAGCTATTGCTCCTTGTATAAAATAATAAATGCTATTCAACTCCACTTTCTGTTGCTTCTTAATAGCCAAGTCACATTCCATCATATCGAGCTTCATAAACGCACTATCGAACTTCTCTTGAAGTTGATCAACGCGTATTATGGTCTTCTGAACATAATTTAAATATGCTGGAGCTACTGAATACTTAATATAATAAACTCCATCAGGAAGAGGTAGCAGAGGATCGCCCACTGCTGTTAATCCTAATGATGTAGAATTGTATATATTAAAGTCATTTATATTGAAAGGAAGACTCACTACACCAAATCCAGGAACGTCTATTTCAATAGTAGGAGATTGTACAGCAGGACTAACTGGATAAGTTGAATTATCAGCAATACCCAAGGTCTCTAGATTATATGTAGGAATAACTAATATATCTAATTTGAGATCTGCCATATTCTTTTAAATAAATAAGCCAGAGGATTTGAGATTGAATCCTCTCACCTCTGGCTTAGGTTATATGATATTGTTTCTTTCTACAGCCCTATTAAGGAATAAGAGTGCTAGTAGTGGTTGTGGTAGAAGGAGCAGCAGTTGATGTAGTGGTTGTAGTGCTTACACAAGCATTATCAAACTCAATAACACCAAGAGCGTCTTCAAGAATTGCATCAACAGATGCAGCAGCACCACTTCCTTGAGGAACAGCAATGATTACCATAGAATCTTCTTTGATGTAATCACCCCAGCTGTATGCAGACTTGCTATACTCATTAAACTTAACATAGTAAGTGTCATAAGTTGTGCCGCTACTTACCCAGCTTTCGAAGTTCTCATTGTAACCATTCATCCTATAGAGATGCTTCAGGTAACCAGCTTGGTAGCTGTAGTAGTTCTTTTCCAATTGTGCAACCTCATCAGAAGTACCTGAAGGGTAAGATGCACGCTGTACAACTTGAGCTTCAGCAACAATGTTACAAGCATCTGCTACGATGAAGTCAGCAGTTGTAGCTGGTCCACTGTAAACAAATGTACGGAAATACATCCTGTCATATTCCCAAGGGAATGCAGCGATATCACAAGGCTGACCATACTTAGTAAGAGGCTTACCAGAGATACGGAGGATAGTTCCACCAACATTCTCAAAAGTGTAGAAGTCGTTGAAGCTAATGTTATCTGGGTTGTTACCTGGAGCTTGCTGACGCAATTTTACAATGAATTGATTAATCAATGCATTAACATCAGTGTTCTCACAAGGATCACCACCACAGTCACAACAAGGAGCTTGTACAGTTACTGAACGTGTGAAACCATTGAAATACAGGGTGTCAAGGTAAGAAGAGTGAGCACGAAGTGTAAGGGTAACAACGTCACCACATTTTACATTCCAGCCATCAACATCTGTAATTTGAACAGCAGGGGTTGGACAACCAGCCACTTTGTACCATTCAGTTACATTTGATTTACAAGCTGCGCTATCTCCACAACCAGCGATCTTATCAGAACGCTTAGAACCTTGGAGGTAGGTGTTTACTCGACCTTGAGCAACATAGAAATAAGGAGAGGTGCTTGGAGTTACGGTTGCTTGATAATCCTTATCAAAGAAACCAACTTGTCCAGCAACCAGGTCTTGCGTGGAACCACTACTGGCTATTGATGTGCCAACAGGAACCACGAAGAGCGTAGTTAGAGAAAAATCTGCCATTGTTATTTATTTAAATAATGAAAAAAAACTTATTCGTTTGTCTGTATCCTATAAACTGAACTTTGGACAGCAGACTGGTTTTCGGTGTACATCGCAAGGTTTTGAACTGTCAGGTCTAGAAGTTCATCCTCTAGATATGTTTCAAGTTCACAATCTTGGTTGTATGAATCTTGACCATCTAACATTACATATCCTTCTTTATTGATATAAACAGGATAGCGCATGTATGAGATGTAGATTTTACTTGGTGTAAACGTACCATCTGTAAATATTGAAATTTCATCAGATGACAAGAAATTAAATGTTTCTTGATATTCGAAAGAAGGTTTATAGTGATTGTTGTTCAAAAGAAGTGATAAGTCACCGTGTTTTGACAAATCTCTATTAATCCATATTGTTCTATCCTTACACACCCCTTTGTCAGCTAGTACGTAACTATCGATATAGAACATATACTTTGGAGTTAGTTCGTGCAAGTATGCAAACCATTGATTTAGTTGCTCATTTTTAAGAACTAAATTAAGAGGTTGGTGAGCATAATTAACTACTAAACTCTGAAGATCTTCATACCTTTTCTTAAAGGCATCCAATCCTAAACCAGAAACAGTGCTGAAACCATCAACCTTTTGTTTTATCAGCTTAATCTGAGCCTCATTCAAGGCTAAGATTTTATCTTCTAGTTGGATTTGTTGATGTTCGTTAGTTGATAGTTTATTTAGTTTCTGATCTATTTTATACAATAAACTATCTACTGGTATCATACAGCTGCGAGTTTTTTACTTTTTAATTTTTGTTCTAGGGTAAGTAGTTGATCTTGATTATCGTCATCAGCAAGGAATTTAACCAAACCTTCCTCATCAACTGCAATCTCAAATTCACCTTCGTAAACTCTACCGTTAGGCTTAAGTCTATAAATAGAATGAGTGAGTGCTTGTTTAACAAGATCTTTGATATGGAGCAAGTTTTCCTTCATATCAGCAAATCTATTAAACACTTCAACAGGATTTAATCCTTGGTATTTACCATTCTTAAATTCTGTTTGTTTAAGAATGTTATCAACTTGGTTATAAACTGATTCTTCTTTAGTATCTTCTGATACAGGAAGACCTAACAAACGTGCAACCTTCCTCTTTTTATCAGGAGTCATACCATCAAACTTGACAATAGCCTTGTTGATCAGTTGCTTCTTCTTGAAGATTACAGCATTTTCAATCTCATCATCAGCAACATAAAACTGAATGTCAGCAGGATATTCACCACGCTCCCAAGCTTGATACGAGCTTGCAATTGTTGGATGAACCCTGAGCCATGCAAATGTTAGTTCTTGATAAGGAATCTTGAAATCAAAGTAGTTGTCTCCATCTATAAGTTTCACAGGCTGTACGTGCATGGAATCATTTGTAGAAGTTGAGAGACCATAGTTCCAGAAAGAAGACCTAGGTCCTAGATCAACTCCTCCAAGAGCATATTGTAGTTTCTCACGAAGAGCTGTAACTCTTTCAATTTCTAATTCTCTTTCTGTAGAATCAGAAATCCTACGAATGTAAGCAGCATTTGGATCAAGTCCTGTTCTGTACTGACCATCAAGTTCCTTATAAGGATACTTGAACACTCCTGTACCAGGAATCCTTGTCATACCTTTCTGTGCAAGACCGCCTTGCATTGTCTGAATCTGAGAATTGTTATAATCCTTCTTAATAGTTGAGATTTTACCTATCTTACCCATATGTAGTTTTTTAACTTGGTTTTAAGTTGCAGATGGTTCCCATCGAAGGGAATGCGATTGGGAGACACCCCAATCCATCCATCTGTAGGTTGAGAGAGCCCTCCC